TAACAGCGGTAGCAGTAGCGCCGAATCCACCACCACCCACGATAGAAACAAGAGGGCTGCTAGTGTAACCAGTACCGCCAGAAGTAACTTCGATTTCATAAAGAGATCCATTGACGACAACAGTTGCTGCACCACCAGATCCACCGCCACCATTGACTTCAATGACTGGTGGAGATGCTGCGTCATAACCCTTACCAGGATTATCGATGGTGATACTCGTCACACCACCGAACTTAATCTTGCTATTGGATTTATAGGACCAAGCGGAAACGCCGTTAACCCAAGCACCAACAGGACCAAACTTGACATCTTCACGCTTAGAAACTGTGTTAATGACGCGAGGAATACGAATCAGTTTGCGCTGGTTACCAGGAAGCAGTGCAGATCCAAGGAAAGGACCAACCTCATAGTTGGGAATACCAGATGAAGCAATATATGAATACTGCTCATTGAAGAAAGTGTTCTGGACGTTAGTGGTAAAGTCCTTAATAGCGATGTTGATACCGCTTTCTGAGGACTTACCTTTGTTCAGATCAACTGAAAGAAGGATATTACCTTGGGGAGCATTAGGTGCTGGTTGTGGAATATTGTATTCAAATACAGTATTGCTCAAACGAGATGTCACCAGGAATGTGCCGTTGAACACTGTTGGGTTTGCACCATAGATGGTAACAGAGTCACCAACCAACAAACCGTGGTTATTGGAGCAAGTAACAGTTGCAGTTTGGTTATTGAGACCACCAGGGACAATACCAGTAACCTGAATCAGTTTCTTAACGTTGTACAACCAAGATGTGATTCTTTGATCGTCACTTGTAGAACCAAGAGACGCAACATTCAGTTTGTCACCAGGCAGATAGTAAGAACCTGTGTCGGAAAGAACCGTAGACTTAGCGTCTGCAATACCCAGAACGCGCAGTTTCAGTTCATTTGTCGCACCCCGATTGACATAAACAAAGACATCGGAGTAAATTTGCGTGCCAGCATCCCAATCTTCTACAACACCGTTCTTAGAACGAGTACATTCAATGAACTGGTTGAGTGTTTTTTCCTTATATTGAACAACTTCTTCATCATTGATACGGATTGTTCCGTTTCTTTCTGGCCAACCAATCGTAGAGTCAACCGTAATAATACTTTCTGTAGTGTCAAGTGCCTCAACCAGAGTCGTCTTATACGGAATAGAGAACTGACCTTGCAGAGTTTCTTCAGAAATTGCGAGTTCATACACGGTGCCTACACCAGTATTGATCGCAATCACGTTTTCAATCAGTGCAGATGCCGCGCCAACAGTCGTATCAACCGCATCTCGGTATTGGAACAACTGTGAATCCAGCAAATCACGCGGATCACCACTCAAAAGTTCCGCACGAAGGACGGTATCGACGTTCCAAGTTGCGGCAGATGGTTTGATAACCTCATCTTTCGGGTATGAAACATCAACATTCTCCGAGAACAGCATCTTGAACAGATACTGTGTGGAGATTTTCGTACCTTTTGAAGAGTAGAAGTCGCTGATCGTCTTAATGATCTGCGGAGCATTTACTTTATTATAGTCAATTTCTGCATTTGGCAGATACTGATTGATATATCTACGATAAAGTTCCTTGGCAAACAGGTTGTCAAGGTTGTGAATAGTCGAACCAACAGCGTGAGAAGACTGAATTGTGTCGGACTCTTTGCTGTAAATTTGGTTTCCTTTCTGAGAATACGCTGAAACAGCGGAAACACCACGCTTACAATTTACAAAAGCAGAGGGTTGATAACCAGATCCAGCGTTATGAATAGTGAAACCAGTAATTTCACCAAAACCAACATCACAAGATGCCTCAGGTGCAGGAGGTGCAGCGATGAAAACCTTTGGAGGTTCAGTATCGGAGTAACCCTCACCGAAACTGGTAATGTTGATGTCGGTGATTTCACCGTTAAAGATGGTAGCAACTGCTGTTGCACCAGTACCACCAATAGGATTATTAGCAACGTCTTTGCGGTTATCGACGATATACACAGAAGGTGCATCGGTATAACCTTTACCACCAGTCAACAGTTCGATGTTGGTGACTCTGCCACCAGTAACATTCACATCGAGAATCTGTGCGCCAACAGGATCAATGATTTTTGCTCTAGGAACAGTTTCGTATCCTTGACCACCACTGAGAACTTCAATTCTGTCGAGTCTACCGTCAGCATCGAGGTGTGCCATAACGGATGCAACGATTGCATTTGAACCCGTTGGAGGATCGATGTATACGAGAGGAGCAGTAGTATATCCACCACCACGATCAACAACAGTGAAAGAATCTGCATCGATTCTTCCATCTGTCAAAGTGGGACCACTGATGATTGCACCACCAGGATTCGTGAACTTAATAGAAGGAATTCTGTCATATCCAGAACCAGAAGACAGAACATTCAGCTGAACGACACCTTCAATGTCATCACTAACAGTTGCAGTGATTCTAGCAGTTTTACCTTCGGGATCTGCAGGAGCATCGACTTCAACCAATGGTGGGTTGTTTGCGCTATAACCTTGACCAGAAAACAGAAGACTAACATTCTTGATACCATTGACAAGTGCCTCTGCAGTAGCATCGCTACCAGTACCAAGGTTTGATGCAATAGTAACCTTGGGAGAGAAACTCATTCTGTATCCAGAACCACCATCCTTAACGATGATGTCTTCTACTTCACCATTTTGAACTTTGACGACTGCTTCGGCATCAGCACCGAATTCGGGAGCGATCAGTTCGACAGATCTAACATCAACTGTCGATCCTGCACCAAGAGTTTCTTTGAAAATGATCTTGTCTTCAAAGATCGTGAATTCTTCAAAGGGTCTCTTCTCAACTCTATTAACGACAACAATCGAAGCAATCGTTGACAGTGGTTGATAAGGTTGAGTATTTCTTGTAAGATGGAACTGATTAGAATCAGCAGCAACAGAAATAGGGTCCAGAGAACGGACAGGAACGCTTGTATAACCAATCAGGTACCTGATAGTATTAAGAGCACCAGTAAGAGCACCTGTAGGCGCTACAGGAGGGTTTACAAAGCGAATACGATCACCCTCAACAAAATAGTCCCTATTTGGGAACTGAAATTCATTATTGACGATAACCAGCAGGTGATCAGCAGATTGTGGCGAAACTGGGTCACCCAACAGTTTCAGATTAAATTCTGTGGTAGAACCGTCGAACTGAGATGAAATCGGTTCAAATTCTTGAATCTTACGATCAAATTCTTCTTTATTAACACCAGGAGTGAAAACAACGTCTGGCGAATGTGTGATCGACTCGTAATATATGATCTCATCGTCGATCTTGAGTGTGCCGTCCTTCTCAAGGAAGTAGTTTACGTTTTCGGCAACAATAGTATTTTGATATGGGTCAACCGCGCTCAGAACAGCAGATTCCGAAGACAGGAAGTTAGGATCAAACTCACCAGAACCGATGTCCGTATATCTCAAGATATTGTTGAGAATATCGTACGGACGACCAGGTTTCTCTTGCGAACGGTAATATTCGGCAAGAAGATTGACAAACTGTTCGTTGTCTTCCTTAATGAATGCAGGAATTTGATCCTGTACTCTCTGAGATACGGTTACTGCCTTCATCTGCTGGTATAGGCTATCTTATGGGTTTATTAGAAGCAGGACTCGAACTCGGGGAGTTCAAACACTACTGTCGGATAATCAATGATATTTAGTGGGGTTCCGTCGAAGTTAATTGGAGTGAAGTCGAACGGATCGAAGGTAGGAACGTTAGTTCCGTCAATGGTATAGTCAATAGTTTGAACGGTCGGGTTGAAGATCGCAGGATCAACACCTGTGCCAACATTGATGTTGGAAGAAGCGGGAAGAACCGTCACTGGGATGCGATTTGTACCATCAGGTGTATTTGCAACGTTAATAGGACCAACGCAGACGATACCGTTCTTGTAATCGACTGTGCCAACGTTGCGCTTCAAGATGACTTCTTTTTCATCGAGTTTTGTCACCATAATCAGATTTCCGTACCCATCATCACGAAGATTCACAGGAAGCAGAGCAGATGTATCATTTTCAAGCAGAACTGCGGAAGAAATTTGACCAGCAGTGAGAGTTGTCTGAAGATTCAGGAGATTTTCCGTATATCCCGTGGAATAGAACGTTCCACTCTTGACAGTCGAGTATTTGGGAATACAACTTCCATCTCCAGATCCATCACCCTTGTCTCCACCAGACAAATCGTTTGGATTTGCAATTTCATTACCAAAGTCGAGACATTGTGTGAAAGTTTGTCCAAAATCAAATCCTTCCACGTTCATACCCAAAGTCATATGGGTAACGTTGCCGCTAATAGAAGGATCGGAATCATCAATCATTGATTGATAAGCGGAGATGTCCACACGTCCATTAAAACGTGTTGCTTCCGCCTGACTGTTGTATTGATCGATTGCAGCAAGAATTTTGGTAGCAATTTCATTGTTTGACAGATTTGTCTTGTTGCCATCGAAGAATGCCCAAGTTTTGGGACGAATGTACAGTGAAGTTGGGTCAATAATCACTGGTTCGATCGATGCAATCGAATATTTCAACAAATCAGTCTTAATTCTCTTCTTAGTGCTACTATTCAACGATGCACCAGACTTTGTACGGATAGCGATATACACTTTTCCGTAAATTGGCGGATTTAGACGTTCTCCACCGTATGCAGTAACAGATCTTGCCTGAGAATACACTTTTTTAGTGATGAACTCATAATCAGACTCTGTAACCGCTCTGTTCTGACTGTTAAACGCTCTAGGAGCGTTGAATTTGATGCTCAGGGTAGATTCTACGTCTGCACCATCTTGTGCGCCGTCTACGGTCGCCATAGAGAGGTTGGCAGCAGGAACTAGGCGTCCTTCAGAGTCAATGACTCGTCCAACAAAGTTAAATCTCTTACAACCATTACCAGCAGGTCCTTCCGTACGGACATAGGACATTCTGATCACCTCACCAGCAATCAGTTCACGACAAATGACACCATCGCCAAACACAACGTTGTATCTTTGGTCATCTGCCTCTTCTAGGAAGTAACCACGAGTGGTTCCATCCACATCAACGATGTTTTGAACAAGGTTATAGGTGTCAATCTCTTCAGATGTTGCATTAGGAGAGATAGAAACACGCAGAAGGTCTGTATCGACCTGATCAGAGGGGATAGGATATGATCTCTGCTTAACATCAGTAACTGTGTACTCATAATCAAGACTATTGCCCTGATAAATCACCACTTTCTCGAAGGTAGCAACACCATCAGCTTGATTTACGGTCACTGAGAGCGCCTGTGGCAGCGTAAAGGTGAAACTTGCACCAGATGTACTAGAAACGAACACATCGCCCTTCTGGAGTTCCACAGACTGGGGATATGCGGTGCTAGAACCAATAACTTGTGTCTGTACAGCAAATCTGACACACGCTTTTGGCGCTTTTATGGATTTTGGTGTATAATTCAGTTGCTTTGCAATCTTGACAACATTGTCTCTAATAGTTGCCGATTCCAAAAATGCCTCGTTCATCGCCATATTGGCATTGAACGCAGCGTAGTATGTGTTATATGATAGAACGTCCAGCAAATAAGACGCAGCGGAACCTTCAAAGTCGTAATCAGTGAACTCAGTACGAGTTCTCAGATAGGATCTGATTGATTCACGAATCTCTGTAAAATCTAGAGATGTAAGATTAGATGGTATTGCTGCCATTTTTAGGTGGGCTCCAGCAGGAAGTCTACGGTTTGTACAAGGGTTTCACCAATAATTGTGTAATCAATTTCAACTTGCAGTTCGTTTGCACCTTCATAGGTCATACGAACTTCATTGACTGTCACTCTAGGTTCAAGTCTGATAATAGTATTGATGATTTCTTCTTTGAGCTCTTCGATCATAAAGACATCAAAGTTCTCAAAAAGCATTTCACGAAGTCTTGACCCTATGTTTGGTTGAAAGGGTCTTTCACCATAACCAGTTAAGATTAGATTCTTAATCGATTGCTTGATAGCATTCTCATTTTTAACCACAGCAAAATCCTCGGTATTAGGGTTTGCCAACATCCCAATACCGAGGTCTCTAAATTCGCGAGATAAATTTCGTTCTGCCTTAAAACGGTATGCCATTAAGTGTCAAGTTGTTCGACGTAATCATCGAAACCTCCTTCACCGCCACATTGTTTAGATAAACGATCCGCAGGGGGATCGTTGGGTTTCTTTTTTGATCTGTTTAGGTATTTATCAGAGCGGGGGTCGGTTATTAAAACCATCCCGCTCTTAATGAACTCTTGTCCCTGGTCTGGAATTGGTGAGTTAGCCATTGTTATTTAGAACGTATGTGGGTGGGTGAAAAGCACAATACTCGTTGAAGGTGATTTTCATCTCTTTGTTTGTGAGACCGCAATGGTCTGCAGCTTTAGGAAGGTTCCACTTTGCAGACCACAGCATCTCCATTGCTTTACGTGTCTCTGGACGCACTATTTACCTTGCCCCCTGTAGCGTTTCTTCGCCTTATTGCCACTAGATGCAGCGTACTTGGTGTGCTGTCCTGATCCCTGCCGCGTCTTTTTGGGTTTTGTCTCAATGAGTTTCTGTCCAGAGAGACCTACTTTTGCTCGTGCCATAGTGATTGGTGTGGTACTCAGTAATTATATCACGAATTAGCAGGAAAGCACATTAGGAGATCCGTATGCAATAACACTTGAACAAGGGTAACTTGCGCCAGGTGCTCCGATTCCAAGCGGATCAAGCATTCGTGCAATGGGAACTTTGAATGCATACACACTCATTGTTGTTGCTTCCGCAAGTCTAGCGTGTCCGACACCTCCCATATCCTCCACAGAGAGCATACTACAAGTCGTAGGAGTGGGAATGATACACATTGCCTTACCACAAGGGCAAGAGTAGTTAATAATATTGGTACCAAACGATGTATGTGGTGTAAACATATCACCGAAAATCATAATCGGGAGGAAGTTCACAAGAACTGTCGCTCTCAATGGGTTGATTGCAGTCAATGGGATCAGTGGCATTGGTGGCCACATACAAGTCTTATCCTTCACAATAATACTGAGAGGGATAGGTGGTGTACCACAAGACTGCCACATATGAATAGTCGCAGGAATCGGAATACCGTGTCCAGAGCAAGGCAATCCATTGATTGAGGCTACTGGTTTGTTAATTCCTAATGCCATTAGGTCAAATCACACTCATCAAAGTATGGATTTCCATAATTGTCCAATGTCGTTGACAAAAGTCGCGTAGAACCAGTTGCCCAGTTCTTCCAATGCATTGTTCCATTTACGGGTCCTAGTTCTATATAGGGACCATCCTCTGACAATTTGCCTGAGTCAAACGCGATTGTTGAGTGAATAACGTTTCTCAGTGCCCAGTTTCCGAATCCACAACTTCCAAAAAAGTCATTATTGTTACAAGGATCGGATGCGCTGATGCCATTTCCATTAGAATCGTATCCTCCATAAACATTCAGCACACCATCTGCAACAAAGTTGTGCCAGTTGTCATTAGGAAACTTACCACCACTGCAATTAGCGAGTGTTAGTTGAGTATATGGGACATTATTTTGACCAATTTCTACATCATTTGCATCAACGAGGATTTGGTTGAAGAATAAACCTGTGTAAACGTTAATATTATCTCCAATCCAAGTGCTAAGTTGTCCCAACTCCACGTTTGATGTTGATAGAGTAGCACCAGGACCATTAAAGTCGAAGGTATTCTCATCACCAGAGGTTGGTACGAACTCATACTGCCCGTTTCCTGTGCTGTAGCAGCGTCCTTTTACGTTTGACCCTCTAGTACAGGCGTGTGTCTTGTAACCGCCCGTCACGGGGCGTCCAGCGGTCAATGTGGGTTTAGGCAACCACTTCAACCAAGCCAAGAATCTCTGGTTTACTGCTTCACTAACACCAGTGACATCACCTTCAATGGTCATTGTCACACGAATAGTTGCCTCTTCTTTCTTACTACCGCAATACTTGAATGGCATCCATCCATAAGTTCTCTCTTTTCCGTCAGTATCGAACGCTGTATATGGGCAAGGAACATCAAAAAAGCGTTTTACCATATAAAGATTCGCTTGATCCATCTCAATACAGTCTCCTCCGAAGATTCCACGGAGACCTTGAGTCATTTTAGCGTTGATTTGACCCGTATTCTTCGTAGAATTCTGCTTTGCACTAGCAAGAAACGCATTATTTTGATTCCAATTTGGGTCTTGCTGTGAGACATTACCCCAAAGTGACTCCAAATCGGTAAAAGTGTTGATGTCGTGCCAGTTTTCACCGATATTTGGGTTAATACAGATCTTAGGAATGACATTTTCGCAGAATTTTGTCTTCTCTTTGATGTCAATATCCGTGCTTTTGATGTATCCAGTCACATAAGATGTCTGAATTGGGTTTTTTAGTGTGCCAAGTGCTTGTCCAGCACTCTTATACATCTCATCAAAACCAGCTCTTACATCTGGATCAGGAATTCCACCCGATTTAATGGATCTTTGAACCTCATCATCAGTAATATTTGCGCTCTCACCAACAACAATGTCCTCTCTAGTCTCGGTTTCACGCTCAACAACCTGCACATACACCTCTTCACCAGGTTGATACCCCGCGCCTTTGTCGGTAATTGTGACAGATTTGACGCAACCCTCTTCATTTACAGTAACTGTACCCTTCGCTTGGCGGAAGTTACCCGTAAAATTGTCTTCAGTAATGTATTGTTGTGTCTGAATGTTGCGTGCAACCTCTTGTGCTGCACGCTCTGTGGAGTCAAATTCGTCTGATGACTCAAGATTGATCGCATAATCAACCTCAAAGTCGTCTTCAAACGCTTCTGGAACGTTTTTTGCCGTATCTGAGAACCCTTCTTCGCGCACAATATCGGGAATACCAATAATCAGTGACGGATTTACATAATCTTTGCCCGCATTTATGATTTCAATGCGCCCAATCTGTCCTTTGTTATTGATAATTGCCTTCAGAACTGCCACATCCAGCGTTCTTTTTGGAATCAGTGCCTTATTATCGATCTCTACACGGTAATATGACAGTTTTTTGGGAAATTCATACACACCAAAGAACGCAACCTTGTCTTTGATGCCATATCCTGCCAAAACAGAAGCAGTTGCACCATCATCTGATGTGATATTCTGCAGATAAGTGAATTCATTGCCCTTTGCTTTACCCTCTTTGAACAATTTCATATAACCACACTTCAATTCATCACCGAAGTATCGTACTTTCATAATTGTCCAGTTGTTGAGAGACTCCCCAACACGGAAAGCACCAGTAGCAGACGTATAACGGAAGAAGATCATCTCTTCATCTGTACCAACAGTCCAGAATGAGTCTCCTTGACTACCGTGTTCAGTGCTATCCACTGTCATTGAGGTTCTCTTGGTTACCCAAGCGTCTTGACGCATCTCATAGTACAAGGAGTGGTACCTAACATTAGGTACACACTCTGTTTGACTTCTTTGAGGGCAACACGGAGCATCTGTAGTAGTAAAGTTGATACCATAGATGGGTCCATTGAACGGAAATGACGTATCATACAGATAATAGACAAATTGACCCTCAAAACAGTCGTGAAAACCAAGAAATCTTGGCATTGCCGCTTTGACAGCACCATTTTTGCCGTAAAACCACTCAAAGTTGGCATTTGTACTGATTAGTTCCGCATTATTTGGATCACCCCACCCTTCTTGAGCAGGAGTTGCCTCTGGTTCGTCGTGATAACGTGCTTTTGACCAAGTTTGGTTGTATTGATACCACCCATTGCGGTCAACTTCGCCAGTATTGTACGCTTTACCCGATGTTTCGACTCTTTTACGGTTTCTAGGCGCTCCACCAGTCCAAACATAGCAGAAAATGCCTTGATAGACGTACTCACCCTGCCTTACCTCCCTTGGAGGGATAGGTCCACCAGATAAATTGACTTCAACAGCAGGATTGATGGTGTAAAAGTCATCAACATCACCATCTGCATTCTTTCTATAGTGATAGAGTGCCGTTGGCATCTCATTTACGAAACTTACTCCCGCACTGGTCGCTGCAGCAACACTTGGGAACCCGTATCCAAGCAACTTCTGTCCACCAGAAGTAGAGAGATAACTATTTTTGTCGCCACCATTCCAAGCAACATACACAGGAATAGAACCAGATACGTTGCTCTTGTTGAGTTGAAAATAGTCTTGTCCACTACGAGGTTCAATATTATATCTCTTTCTTTCTTGAGGAATGTCTTTAGGAATCTTTTCCTTATGATAATAAAAATGATCCTCCCAACGACCACTGTAGAAACGATAGACCGCTCTACGGTCTGCATCGCAAAACTCTACACAAGTCTCGGTAGGATCACCAATATAGAAGACTTCATCCCTGCCAAATGCATATGAACCTGGTCCAGAGCCCTCAATCTCAATCTGATAACCACTTCCAAAGGAGGGGTGTTCATCAGATGTATAGGTTCTATCATAGTCTTCAGAATCTACAGGATTCGGATAACTACGACCAGTTTCAATAATGTAGGCTGGCATTAGTCACTGTTAAGTTTCTCTTCCAGTGTATTTATTCTGGAATAGAGATCGTCAAAGATCTGACGTAGGTTTGAATACTCAGTGTGACCTGGGATCTTGTACTGAATCATATCAGCACCCCTCTGGAGGAACGCTTCTGTCGATTGACTACGTTCCGCGAGAGTCTTGATGCTCTCAGCGATCTTGCCAAATCTCCATTCAATCTCCTCCTCATAGGATTCAAACTCTGGAACAGCAGGTGGTGTTTGGGTCATTTTACAAAAAAGGTTTCGAGGGTTGGGGTTTCTTTGGGTTTTGAAGTCGTGACACGTGCCTGAATAGGATTACCGTGACTACCTCCACGTGCAATCAATGCCGCACGGTTGTTATCGCCCCCAGTAGTGCGACGAAGTTTGAATACTCTATTGTCAAGTGAGTTCTGTTCTTCACCACTATGATCGACTTCAAACATAGGGTTCATCCACAGTTTGCCTTCCTTAGGCATAGAGTGCCATCTCATTGCTTCTAGCATCTCTGCAGGAACATCAGGATCCACCTCATAGATGGGTGCCCAGGTGTCAATGACAAGTCTATGGATAGGTAGGTCCTTCTCTTGTCTTTCAGATGAAGGAGACTGTTTAGTCTTTGCCTCATCCAACCAGATTGGTTCCAGTAAACCCCAGTGCACTACCTTCAGGAAGAGTTTCCAGTGATAGTCTTCAACTGCTGCGTTCTTCCCTTTATTAGGTGAACCGAACTTCTTCATCTTACCGTTACAGACACGGTTCTCGTCATAACCCCACCGATTACCCGAACGATACAATGGCGTACGGTTATGGCGGATATGACTAATCACACGCCCTAAGTTACTGACGTGATACCACGGTAGGATAATCTCCTTACCGTATTCTACTACACGCGCTAGTTTCCACTTCTCCCCAGGTAGGGACGTAACTAGCTCTCCTGGTACTGTATATGCTATATCGAGTATATCTTTTAGTTCAGTGTTTTGTCTAGTGCCTTTTGGTTGTATGAAGTTTGGATTGTAATCGTAGTCTGGATCGAAGTTTGTGCCAAATGTCATAGTATGTTTAATGTATTAGTATAGGGAAAACGCTCGCGGGGGGTGCCCCTAGAACCGTTTTACTTCCCCTTATATATCAGAAATAATTCAAATTTAGGACAAAACGAAACTTCTGGTCAGTTGTAGATGTGCCAGCGTGTGGTGTATCAACAGGGAAACGAACAAGTCGGTTCTCTACCGAGTTCACCTTCGTACCGTCCTTGAAGAAGGTATAACCATCGCAGGTATTCAGATAGAACACCGCAGTGGTTGCCCCCTCAAAGTCGTTCATACCATACTCTCCACAGTCTGTGTGATAGTCATACTCTATCATACTATCTGTGTGATGGTTCAAATTTGCTTTGATCCGTATTAAGGCACGAGGTCGCAAGTAGTTAATGAGAGGTAAGATGTATTCCCACTCCTGGGATTGTGGTCTACCTAACTCATAGAACTTATGCACCATTTGCCAGTTGTATAATTCCTTCGCTTGTAGTTCTGGATCAAATGCACGAGCAACGTGCATCACCTTCGCGTGATTCAGATACCAAGGAAAACATTGATCTCCACAGATCTGTTCTTGCATCTTGTAGAACAAATCTTCAGGCAAGAAATTGTCAATTACCTCCAACGAAGGGACTGTCATCATACTCTCCTAGTTTTTCACGAATAGAACGCCATAATGCTTGTACTTTCTCTAACTCCTTGCCACCACAAACATCTGCCTTGTAGATAAGAGCCCACTTACCTGAGTTGCAGATAAGTTTACGCTCCTCATCAGTGAGAGAGATCTCCCACTTAGATGTCGCACTCGCCTTTTTCATAAAAGTTCCTGGAGGATTCAAGTTGCTGTAGAATCTTGTCGCATTCATTATAGCGTCTTTCCTTAAAAGGTCCAATCGCATTCATCTGATAGTAACGAACAGCATCAAAGATCAGTTTCTTCTGGTCTAATGTCAGTTTATTCATCCAGTTTAGTCACAACAAGGGTTTCATCATCGACTTGGTATTGTAGTGTATCCCCAATGAGCCATCCAAGTTCTTCTGTTAACTCATCGGGTAGTGTGACAAAGAGATCGCCGTGGTCATCTTCGTCAATCGTAAGAATAAATCTACGAGACATCCCGTTTCCTAATAACATACATTGTTGAAGCTATGTATGTTTGAACTTTTTCCACGCGACTAATATCAAATGCTTTGTGATGTAAGATGTAACCATCTCCTAGGTACAGTGCCCCGTGATTCAACCGATTGCTGCCGAGGTTCATCAGCAACACATCCCATTTTTTCAAATCTCCGAGGTCGAACTGCTCACCCATCTCTGATTCCCTGAACACCTCCCATCCTTCGTCCTCCCAGAGGTCCCTCAGGAACGCTCGGTGGTTGAATGAATAGTCTTCCTTACACTCGTGGATGCCCAGAGCGATTCCAACGTCATACAGCAGGCGGAAACACCCACCTCCTCGTTGTCCTCCCCACTCCCTTCCGAGGAACTCAGAATACTCTTCCTCAAATGCTAGACGGACTCTTTTGGTCATTTTTTACCAGAAAAAAATTTTGTATATGGGGGGACCCATAAATGCGTTTTCGATAATATATGCGACCCTATACTGTTGTAGGTTGCAGAGCGGGTCCCTTTTTAATATGCGAAAAATGTCAATAACCCTCGGAGGATTGCACGTGGTAGCACATACCCTCCGAGACGCAATAATTCAATAGTTTATGATACTTAGTGTACCACGGTTCGATTTCAGTGTCAAGCACAAATTGTGCCCATTCCACTAACTCCGAAGGAGGCAGAGATTGTGCCTCCATTAGTTCACATAAGAACTCAAATCGTTTCATTCTTGTGTAGTGTAATCGATGTCAATATCTCCCCCTGATTGATCATCAAATTCGAGATCTTCAAAGACATCATCCGAATCATCTTCGAGGAATTCATCTATCCAATCGTTGTCTAGTTGTTGATACTCATTAGGGTCAACCATTGAATACATCTCCGTCGAAATCATTGTTGTCTAGTTGTTGCTTACTGTTTGTTCGATTGTGTTGTTCACCCTTGTATGTGTCATTGAATTGATCATACTTAGTGCGGGTTCTTGTTGATCGTTTTTCCCTCAAAGATTTCGGTCTATTTGACCTATACGTGTCGTTGCGTTTGTAAGTGCGACCCATCAGATTGTCGGCAATAATGTGCAGAACTGGACTACTTAGGAACTATAAGGAAAACCTCCGAAAATGTCAATAGTTTGTGTGAATTTCTCTTCGTCCTCTAAGTGTTGACAACTGTCTCGCGATAGAGTAGAGTCTAAGGTCACATCAGTTCCGTACATTTAAGGCGAAAGATAAAATTCGAGAGTATATTTATTTAACCATTTATTTTCCACAGAGATTGATACCTTTTGTGGAAAACATTGTGGAAAACTATCACTCTGTTCCCCATCTTAAGTTAGTATAATGGTCGTTCACTTTGTCTCCGTCGATGTGAAAAACGTTGGTATGATTAGACTCCGCAGGATGAAAAGCAAGAGCGGTCAATCTAGCGCATCTTCTTACTACTGTCCGCCCCTCTTGTCTGAGGGTTACTCTTCTATAACCGTTTTCATTTAGATGAACTTTAAGGCGTTTCCATTTACCCCACTTAGTTGAATAGATCTCTCCATCACTTGATACAAAATAATCTTCGTATTGTGGGATAGGTTTGTATAACACTCCTGCCATATCTTGGTAGGTATTTTCGTTGATTTTAGTAAATGGATTCATTCTGACCAAGGGGCAACATTAAAGGACAAAGTAATTCTATTCCCGTGAGTGTTTGATTCATACCCGTGGGAAAGATTAGAGGGGAAGATAACAATGTCTCCCTCTTCTGTGGGAATTTGTGTATCTAACTGATTGAAAGGAGTGATCTTAGTTTGTGGCATTTGTACGATCGGATAGAAAGGCGAACCGATGCATCTTTTCCACTTTAGTTGACTATGTTGATCGTGATCGAAATTAACATAATAGACGCCACTATAGACGGTGTTGGAGTATTCGTGGGGCGCGTAGAATGATCCCTTATCTGCTAACTCAAGAACAGAATCTGTGAGGACTGGTTGTTTCATATCGTATGCTAATCCTCCGTCATTGACCTCTAGAATCGCCTTAGAGATGGTCTCTCTGATTGGTGCTAACTCTGGGGTCATTAGTATATTCATCCCGCCTAATTGCTTGATACCAGTGTTAATATCTGAACGGGGCGAGACGTTCACATCTTCGGGATTCATTGACCGAATATAGTCAAGAATTATTTGTTTATGTTCTTTATGGTCTGGGTTGCGATATACGCCAATAGGTGTTAGAAACACGCCGTAGACGTTAGTTGTTGCAATCGACTCAAAATTGTCCGATAAGTTAGGCATAATGGAGCAATAACGACAATAAAAAAGGAGATCAATTTGATCCCCTAAGTGTAACTTATTTAGAGTTAATTGTCAATCATAATTGATTGATCTGGCGCTCAATAGTTTCACGGCGATTGTTGATAACGTCAGACAGATTGCTGTCAAGTAAATCGACAACAAGATTAGCACCGAGGAGAACAACAATGGCAGTAAGTGCGAGGCGCATTTGTGATAGTGAGATGAGGAAAAAAGGAGAGAGGGGAGATCTCGCGGGTGGAGATACAATTACATAGACCCTCTGAAGAAATCAGGCAAAGATGTAACCGTTGGTGAATTCTTTCACGACATTGTTGTCACGAACGAACCACTCATAATTCTTCTGAAAGACACCATCAGTGACGCCATTGCAGAAGCAGTTGATGATAGCATTGAGACGAGATTTGGTGGTAGTTGTTTGCCAACCGCCATCAAAGATCTCAAGGTAGTCATCACCCAAGACGGCAATTTTGTTACCGTGAAGACGAACAACAGAGGTGTTGTTTTCTTCGTTGTAGTGAACAGAAGTGTTGCCAGATTGCCAGTTCTTGCTGTTAGCGAGAGCGGCATTCATTTGGGTTTCGATCTTACGCATTTGGTGTGATTTCTTTGACTCTTTTAATATACAGGTTCCCAAGGGGTCAGGTAGTTCACGGTGATACAAAACGGGAAAACCACTTGGGGAACTGTCCACTAGGTTTATTCTTGATAGTAATGCAGAGGATATGCTTCAGATTTAGTGATCTGAATCTTGCCATCTTCAATCCATTGGTATTGCATCCCTCCTGCATTTTTCTCATCTACAATGATCCAAACTCCACGCACATCATCGACCTCAGTGATAACATATCCGATCGTTGTTGGTTCAACCATTGATAAGTTACCTGAGCGAATTGCCTCGTCTTTGGTGTTATGTTCGCTGCGGTGATTCCATACAGTTGCTGGGTACTTTGCTTCGGGAACATTACCAAATGCGGTGCAATAAAACATCAATCATTGAGGGGCGATTGTTTGCGTCGAAAAACTTCCTTACCTGCAATAATGTCTTGCACATAAGCAGAATCAATGTTGTGAGGGTTAGGCACATCGAGACCCTCAGATTCTGAGTCTAGGTAATCCCAAGACCCATATTTTTCAGGTGAATGCCAAAAATCCTCCCAGTCTTTAGGTGAATTTGTTACGTCTTTGATGTTGTCGCTCATTGTCATCAACCTCCAAACATTTGGTCGAAAAGTTCTTGAGAATCACGCTCTAATTCGTCGCGGTGTTCTTGACACCAACGCTCCTCACGTTGCATCCGTTTTGTTGCTTCGGACGGGGTAAGTTGGTCGGGGAAGTAGTTCAGTTTTCCGTTGGGTTGTTGAAAGAACATTATTAGGACGTTTGTAGATTGAGAGTGAATTTAGTTGATCTTGAATGTCAGAAAAAATGTCGTTCATAATTATTCTCCGTGGAAAGCAAAGTGAGCATCAACAACGAAATCGATCACTTCGTCAGTTGCATTAACATCGAAACGATCGCAGAACCAATCGACACAATCATCAGCAGGGAGCATCGTGTCAAACATAAAATCCTGAAGTTCAGTCAGGTTGGAGTCAGAGAAGAGAGTCACGTTGTTTGTTTTGTTCATACCAGTATGATTGCACAGATCCTGGGGCGCGGTAGTTCGTGGTGATACAAAACGGGAAAACCAATTCTCAAAGTGTCACTGCCATCCCGTTGCCTCGTTTGGTTCTTCTTTAGTGTCAATCCAGACGCCTTGATTGTTGTCGTCGATGTAAACATTGAGTTGATCCTCAGTGAGTACATCCTCAGCAAATTCTTCAAACTCGTCTACATTGTCGTGACACACATTTAGGAGCACAGTATCAAGCAACTCAAGATCACCACATTGACTATAACCCTCCGCGAGAGTTTCTTTCACAAACTGTTGAAGAGCGTCAATATCCATATCCTCCACAATTTGGTCAACCGCGTTGACAATCAACTCGTCGCGTTGGATGTTAGTCAGTTGGATGTTCATTAGTCTCAGTTGGGTGTTCATTGGTCAGAATAATGAAAGTTTGCTCAGGAGACTGTGATTTCATCAAGAAACAACCACTCGTAAGATCCATCCTCTGGATCTACACCATCAACAACAAATTCTTTGAAGATGGCATCAGCACTGTCGCGGTCGTTGTTCTCAACGTGGCGTGTGATCTGATCCATATAATGTTCACCGAGGAGATCAATGGATTGTTGCATTGTTTCAGTGTAATCGTTGGTTTCAGTGATTGAAGAGATAGTGAAATCTTCAGACGATTCGTGTTCCATTTGCTTTGATATACCTGTTGGAGATAGTATATCCGAGACGAGGATCTTTGCGGTTGCTGGGATTCTCGTACTGACGCTTGAGGTTAGGTATAAGAATAGCAAGCACATCATCGGCAGAAAGTTTGTAAACCTCAACGATCTTGCCAAGGTGATAACGTGCGAAATAGTGGTTCTTATACTTACCGATCTTGTCATTGATAAGATAATTGACTTGATCTTTCCAAGTTGGTTGAACGGAGATACCGTTATATGTAGCGGTAAGATTTTTGCCGATTGTTGATTTATACTCACAAGGACCATCCTCATCGTATGCATCAGCACCACTATAATCGTCTGCGATAGTGTGACCCAAGACGCCTGCTAAGTGAATCTCACGAGAACGAGCGTAAGAGAAAGGATCTCCCCAAGATTGTTGGTCGCAGAGTTCATACATCTGCTCGAACAGTTGTTGATAACGTTGTTCGGGAGTGAGAGTCACAGTCATTGGTCTTTTGTCGATGTATGTATATTAACGCAGATTGGTGCCCTGTGTGAAGATAGTGGACACCTCTGCGATTGTCATATTAAAACGGGTTGGTCCAACTTTCGTATTGATTCATACTAATTTCATTGCATTTGCAGAGCATATCAGTAAAATTAGACCACGATTCGCGCTTTGCAATGTTATCTCCGCGCAGACGTGGTGATGACATACAAGCAACTTTCCAGTTGTAGCGGAATTGTTGAAGAACTTGCGCTTTTGTGTAGAATTTAGAAGTCACGGTGAGTAATAATGTAGAGGACAGAATAATAGAGAATTGACATTAGCAGGCACAGGCAAGAGCGGAATTGAACAACTGCGCTTCGGTGTTGATTCGGGTCTGTTTGTAACCATAACCCTCAATGCGAGATTCAACCTCACGCTTCACATCTTTGATGTTGATGTAACGTTTGGATTGAGTTGCACCGCAGAAAGTAACAACTTTGAGAGCAAGACGGTTGTGCTCAGTCCCATCAGCAAACTTCAGGGAGTAGAAGTCAACAACCATATTGCCGTCTTTTGAAGTGAGTTGCATTTGAAATCCCTTTGACTCTTATACAATACACGATTTTGGGGTGCTGTGGGGCAATAGTGTGCACCTTGCCGATTGTCACACGATCTCGGTCCACCGCTTGTGGTTTGCTTTTGTTATCCTACCTTCGTCCAACAAATTATCACAAACGTTGCAGAAGACCATAAACTTTTGAGTACGGTCCAATGTGTGAGTTTGTGGGTTTTCTGCGATCACGTCGAGGATCATTTTTTTGGAGTGGATCATTTTACTCAGGATGGGGAAAGTTGCAGTGGTCATTGTTGTCAAACGTACTGAAGTTTACCGACGAGAGTGGTGATCTTGAAATTATTGTAGTCTCCCATTGTAATCGAACGGTCATCAGGGAGGATGCTCAGATCTTCACGAACTTGCCAAAAGTTCTCTCCTTGAGTGATAACGGCAAATCCGAAACACCCAGGCACTGGCATCATAAACAGACCGTGCTTTTCTGCCTGTCGTGGTGTAGAGAATCCACGAGCATTGATGCACCATTCTTTACCATCAGAGTCCTTGCCGAAGTAGAGACAGATGTGATCGAGTTCCATAGTGCTGTTCCTTTGACTCTCATAGAATACACGAAAACCACCCCGTGGGGTGGTTCAGTGGACACTTTATCTAATTGGCACAAGGGATTTACCAGTGTGTGCCTAAATGTGTAATTTTATCAAAGAATGCTGCTCTATATGTGTCACTAATGCTGTTAGCATCCACATATGCTGCATTCAAATCAGGGCGAACTTTACCAGTCTCACCATCAACGTATCCCCAAACTTTAGTGTATCCACCTCTATCAGCGGGTGCAATCGCTTTGATGATAAGATCACCGTTTTGCCCATCTTCCTTGGTGAATTGCCAAGTAACAGAGGCGTGATTTGCTTCTACTTTGTCTTTCTTTTGTTGGATGCGGTCAGCACTACCTCCAGCGCCTAATCCTGCGGATCCAACACCAACAGAACTCTCAGTCAGTCTCTTGTTGATGTTAGCGAGACGGTATGCTTTTGCCTTCTCACCTAACTTTGCAAGCAGGAGATCTGCCTGCCCATTAACAGTTTCGGATGCCATTTACTTTTCTCAGTGTTAGTGTCCTGTTTTATTTATGCAACAAACGACTCAGGGGGAACACCCTTGACGAAGATAGCATCACACACATTTTGGAGACGCTGAATCGTACGCTTGCCATAGTTCTTGTACACGGGGACAGAAACATAACCCGTGGGTTTACGATAGAGAGAGAATTTACCTGCAACGATGTTACCAGCAGCGATGTCAGCAGCATCATCACGATCGAGACGAATCACACGACCGATTGTTTGTGCCATCTCAACGATTTGCAGGTTACGAAGAAGAATTGTGTGGGTAAGACCAGGCACGTTGATACCTTCAGACAGAATACTGTAGTGGAAGATAACAAACTTCTTCTCCTTATCCTTGCCCCAAGCAGTCAACGTGTCGAAGAATTGCTCACGGTTTACCTTCTTATCGTTGACATATGCACCGAACTTAGATGTAACGTGAAGCACGTTGTAACCGCGCTGCTTGAGTTGAAACAGCAAATCTGTCTTGGCAATAATATTACCGAGAACACGACTGCTGGGGACCGCTACAAGCACCTTAGCGGCGTGATTATCATCCAGTTGGTCAATCACATCCTGCACAGTGGTAGCATCAGCGTGATGTGCTGTTTTCTTGTCACGATTAAGATCAACCTCAAAAGGTACAATCGTGGGAGCAATGATGCTGCCGTTGTTCAACAACTCAGGAGCAGGAACATTCTCGATGATAGGACCATAAACGTCCACATTGTTCATCCCGCGATGATGACGAGCAATGCGAGGAGTAGCAGTAAAGAAATAGGTACGCTTAGCGAGATCACTAACAGCGACAGTAGGAACAAAGAAAGACCTCTTAACACTGTTATGTGCTTCGTCGAAATAAGCACAATCAATATCAATGCCAGAATCAACAACACGAGCAAGAGAATGATAGGTTGTGAAGATAATTACAGACTCACCTGCTGCTCTTGCAGTGTTAGCGAAGAGAGCAATCTTTTGAGACTTGGTGCTGCTGAAGTAGTGAGTTTCACCACTGTGGCAGTGTGCAACGTGTGTCCAAGTGTTAGAAACTTGCTGCATAAACTCATCACAGAGTTGATTAGCAAGAAGAATGCGAGGAGCAACAACAACAATAGTCTTAGGACCGTTGTTAAGTTGACGCAGGCAATCCTGAATCATAATGAATGTTTTGCCGCCACCAGTAGGCACAATGATCTGACCTTTATCGGCATTGCTCATTGCATCGAGAGCGCGTTGCTGGTGAGGTCGGAGGGTGATTGTCAAGTCTGTTTGTCGTCTGTCCCATAATTATACAAAAAAAACCGCCCTGGGGCAAGGGCGGTGGACAGTACCGTGAGTGTCATAGCATTTCTCTACATATCCTCCTGCATTCTCCGTGCGATTTAGTTTCAATCGAACAATCAATTAGGCAATCGAAGTAGTCGTTCACATTGTCAAGTTCTTCAGTACAAGTATCAACAGTGTGTTCAAAGTGTCTCCATTCTGCCATTTGATCTTTGGAAATGATGTTGTGCATCATAAACTCCATAAAGAACAATTACATAACAAAGTTAAACTTAGGGGACATTTTCTCACCTCGCTAAACTCTACTATTATGTATAGTACAATACCAAACTTAACTACTATTTGTTGCTTTGGTGTACTTTCTTATCGGTTTCTGAAGTAATCATAATATGCATCGGAGTGTCGCAAGGTATCTTCACCTTCGACAGTATCTCCAGATTCGATTGTATCCACGCTGGACACGTCTGTGGATTGTTGCACATTATTCCAACGAATAAGGTCTCGGTGTACAATAGCAAGCAGATCATTCATTCTATTGATCTGTGACTTGGTGAATTCAGTGGATCCAGATACTCTGACTCGCAGTGATTCTACCTCATAGATCATCTGCTCCATCTCGTTCATCTTCACTGTCGGATTCGATAAGTTGTGATAAGGCATTGTTTACAAATTCTTGTAATTGTTCATCATTTAGTGCAGACAACCATCCCCATTGTGGATCGTTTGGATCCCAGTCAATAGTAACTTGACCCTCGTCAGTTACATCGATCTTAAGCGAATCCCCTGCCTGACCCTGCGTTTCGTTTGGCATCAATCACCTCAATATGTGAAATAAAATGTTTGAAGTTCCACCAAGCGGTTTGAACTTCCTCGTAAGATTCTACGATCTTAACACTATTATCAGTGCACCAGATCTTATACCAGTGGCGATCATAAGGTGCATCTGATGTTTGTTTGAAAAACTCAGGCAAGTTGTTCATAAGTCCAATGCGGATCATCTCTTCCATCCGACCACATCCAGAACTCTGGATTTTGATGACTAGAGAAGAACGTACGACCGTCAGATCTACGTTCTTCAATAGTACACATCGGATTGTTGTTCATTATTTGTGCAAACTGTAGTTTAGCACGATCAGACACTGGCGTGAGTTTCGCCAGTTTCCTCAATGGCATTGACATAATCTTCTAGTTTATCGAACAGGTTACTGTAGGAGATATTTAGAAGATTCTCTTGCAGTTGTTGGTCACGCTTTGACATCAGTTGCATTGCTGTCTGTAGCGCGATCGTCTCCCTTTTGTTCAGTTTGTTCATCTTGTTGAGTAGGAATAGGCATTGATGGTACAACAGGATCACGACTCCTGTTCTTGATAACGATGAAAGCATCTTTATTATACTTTCTCGTTCCTTTCACTGGTGCCCATTTAGTTCCATCGCCATCAATCATATAGACTGAGGTTCCGCCAACTTCTAGGGCAATGTTATCATTGCGAACATCCCATCCGAGAGTTTGCATTAACTGCCATAGATCCTCTTGAGTGAAACATTTGTCGCTCATAACGTGTTCTTCAGGTTCAAGGTTTCCGATCATTTTGATTGTCAATTACGAGTGTTTCCCAGAATAGGTCAACTGTAGCATCATCATCAGACATTGAATCAATGTCCAAACGTTGTTTTTCAATCCAGCGACGGAGAGACCAATAACGGTTCTCCCACATCTTAGCAGATTCGGCGTCAGTCATCGTGAAAGATCGGAATTACTTCAATCTTAGTACATTTGGGATCTAATTGCAACTCAGTGCTGTACCATACCGCGTCCGACAGATTTAGGAACGTAACTTGCTGAGTTGAGAAACTTCCTCGTTTCTTTTGCTTCTTCCACGTCACGTTGAATTTGTTCATAATAAAGACAGATCTGTTTATACAACTTGTCGTTGTATGTGTACATTTCAGTTGCGTAGTTTCTCATCGTTGTTCAATAGGTGGAAGCATTTCGTTTCCTGGGTGATCGTTGGTCTTGCCCCTGTATGCTTTCTTATATTGAAAGACAGCAGGGTCAATCTCAAGATCATCCCAGTCTTGTTGATATACTATCACACAACATTTGGTTTCTTTCCTGAAACAATGCTCATCACATTGCTCCTTGGTAGCAACACAAATGGTGAGATATTCGTCCCCAATGTACTCAATCTCCCCCTCAATGGTTCCCCATTTAGCAGGCATACCCACTTCTAATGCTTTGAGAACATTTCTTAATTCCAAAGGTAAGGACTCCGATAGAAAAAGAGGCGTCGTCATTTAAGGACGTGCCTTAAGTGTAGCAGATCTGCAATCTCATCGAGGTTGCACTCTGTGACAGTTAATTGAGTGTCACTGATCTGCTTATTGTGATGCTTGCGGTGAGTATTTGCCAGATATAACATAAGTGCTTTTCTAAGTATGCACTTCTGATTCTCTGACAGAATCTGTGACTTCAGGTACATTTTCGTTCCCCCCAGAACGTTTTTCGTAATACTGTCCAACAAGAAAAACTGTCCCATCGGACAATTTCTTGCCGTAGGTTTGTCTCAACCTAACGGTGTCATTCTCGCAGAGACGAATCTCCTCGCGGAATGTCATACCATTATACGAAGTTTCCCAGACAAGGCAATCATCATCGATCACTGAGATGTCACTTGTGTCTGGTTCTTCTGACATATAACCTCTGGAACGCTCACACTTATTGTCAGGAGTGATGAATAGTTCCATATCTCCTTCACTGAAGTAGTTGCCTTCCTCATCTTTTGAACACCATTGACTACCCCAACTGTTGTCAGATCTCTTGTCACAAATCAATGTTGTTTCATACTTAATTTGTTTGTTGAACTTAGTGTAGATATACCTACGATATGAGGTCCATCTACCACAAGAACGATCCATCCAGTTAGTTACTCGTGTGTCCATAAGTTGTCGAAGTTGCTTAACAGTATTTAGATAGGGATTAGTGAGAACTGATCGTCAGGAAGATCAGGCGTCTCTACTATATCAAATCCAAGGGTAATTCGTCTACCCCCGAAGTCATCGTTTACGAATACTTTGTGATACCTGCCTGGGGCAGCACCAAAATATATGTTTCCCACTTCGTTATTGATCTCATAGAGGACAGGATCCTCACCGTTTCTAAACTTAGTGGTGGTATTCTTGGGATCAATACTCACATAACCGTGGTATGGAAACTTATGATCGTGCCACTTCAATACCTTGTCAGGAGTATGATAATTCATCCAACATTGCATATACAGTGGTTCATCGTGTGCAAGTGTTGTGCGAACCACAGTCTGAATGTCACGATATAGTTGCCAAAATAGTGGTGATGGTGCTGTCAGTGCAAATATATTATAGAACCTATAACCACTGAAATCCTTCTCACCATCTAGAAATACTTTGTCATCCTCTCGTTGTTCCTGTTGAGAGAACAAGTTAGGTAGAGCACCAAGAGTCAATTCATTACCAGTGAGAGAAGAATCGAACCCAGTGAAAGTATTCTTGAAATGACGATGTGCACGACCAAGTTGTGCAATCATCTCATCTTGTTCATTTACAACAACAGGTGACCTCCACAAACAGTGAGCGTCACCATCATATACCTTATAGACTTTATCCATAATCAAGAATGTACTACCATATTTAACACTGGTCTCCAAGTTCCCATTGGTAATGTAGAAGCGTGAAAGAGATCACCTTTAATAGCAACAGCACGTCCTTTCTTGGGTGATACTGCTGTCTTAACTGTGTACATATCTCTCGTTGCAATCTTCAAGTATTCTTGATGATCTCTCGTACGTTCATCATAGATGATCGTATCACCATTACTGTCATCAATGTAGTAGATAACATTCCACGCTTCAAAATGATACGAATCAACGTGTGGAAGTTGTACTTGATTAGAGTGCCAAGCAGGCACACAATTCACACGCATACGAAATAAACATTCTGCCTGAAGTTTCTCTCTAAACTGTAATGCCAGTGGCATAAACGCATTACACAATGGACTCAACTCTCCACCCTCATCCTTATCAAAGAGATAGTGAAAGTTGCAGAATCCATTGCGAGGATCATCCTCAAACATATCACTGATTGCAGCATCCTTACGGTGCCACATCAGGTCTTCATTCTTGATACAATCTATCAACCAATTTTGGTATACCTCAGGAATAATATCATCAAACACGATGACATCTTTTGCCTTCTTATAGAATGTATCGAATGGATTTTCGATTGTTAGTTTCATTGATGCAAACGTCTCAGTTGATCTTGAACTTTACGTTCAATGAGTTGATGTTTAATTGTTGGGTGATCGATTTGTTCACCTCTAGCACGGGTGAAAGATGATGTTCTGCCCAATACTGTGAGCAGATACTTCAGTTCTTCAGAGTCAAAATTCATCAGGTGTAATAAGGTGAAGAGTTAATCATCGACTGTTCATACTGTATCTCTTCGGATGCAGTTTCCCAAGGATAAGCAAGACCAGGGCGACCATCCCACTTATTCTTACTATATTTGCCATTTTTGTCAACATAAGAGACAAATGCTTGGATTTGAAGATCTCCCTGATATTTTGGTCTCCAGTGGAAATCTTTGTGTCCCCTGAATATCAATAAATCGCCTTGATTGAGGACAATTTGATGCGACTTTCCATCGATCTCAATATAGAAGGGCCAATCGGTATCATCACGAGTGATGCAAACATTACCGACCCATTCTCCTGAGGTTCTATCACGATGTCGTACAAGATTGGTACCCTTAACGTACACCCTCGCGTAGGAAAAGGTTTGCCATAGTTCTGCATCGAGCACTTCCTCAATCTGTGGTTTGATCTTATCACCCATCGCTTCAAAACAAATAGGTGAATACATTGCAAATGCCCCAGGCATAATAGGATCACTGGTTGGACCCATCGGGTTTGCCTCAATGATGTCCTTAATCATCATAAACTCAGTCTTCAGATACTCACAGAGATCTGTACTGAGTGCACCTTTAATCAGGTACAGTTTATTATCAGCAAGTGTTTCAAGGTCCAATTAAAATACCCCTCCCAAAGAATACAAGTGTTAGTCTAGCATCAGAAACGTCATTACCAAAGAAGTTCATACCTCCGTGGTATTTACGTCCATCAAATAGTATACAACGATTATAGCGTGCCTCAACAGTCACTGACGGTCGAAATACACCATTACAATCTTCTTTATACTTCTCGAACTTTGCTGCCTCAGGTGTACCCTGAAGAGCAAGTTGTTGTTGGAACTCTTCTTCATATCCCTGACCATTGAACCCAGGCGGTACATCATACAGACAAGTTCCTGTGCCTGGTCTAATACCTTGATTCAAATAGATAACAGCACCGATTCCCAAATGTGGTGGGTCAGTGTGGATCCACCCAGGAGAGTTTGGTTCATCACACATATGAAATGTCATATCTGCGATCTCAAATGCTTGATGATGTGGAAGATACCTCACCAGTTTCTTACACACAATCTCGTGAAAGACTGGATCGATCTCATTTAACAGGTTACATCTTTTCCCTGGCCAATTACCACCACGAGGGTGATCTGTGCAGAGAAAGTATTCTTGTTGTTGAGCAAATGCTCTCACGAGTGATGGTGTCTCAAAGAAATTATCGATCACCGTTGTGGGAACAAACTCTTCAGCGTAATTATTCATTTGAATGGGCACCCAAAGATAAGTTTGTCGGAAAGATATGGAATGATCTTTTTCGCTTTGACACGTTTGTGAACATCCAACATAATTTCAGGTTCAGGTCGTGACTTCACCAACTCGAAAGTTTTGTTGAAGTTCCCTTCCTTCATAAACCTGATCTTATATAGTGGATCACCACGTTTAATTATGATGGGTTTCTTGTCATCAACCAGACGCACACCTAGAGAGATAGGACGACACCAAGAAGAGAGATTAAACCATCCTGTCACCAGTGTGAAATTATTATGTGATGCTGTCCTTGGATGGTCAATCTGTTCAATCCAAATATTCTTACTCTCTGTCCAGAATAGAAACATAGGGACAGGAATCTGAATTGTGGTGATAGGCAACGTTGCATCTTGTACGTTCACCCATCTCTCAAAATCTTCCTGTGAAATATTTGGTGCGTGAAGTTCTCCTGTTTCGTTATTAACGTGCAGTGTGATGTCACGAGGTGCATAAACTACAAACTCTCGCTTAGCACGATGACTCCACGCAGGACAATCGTAGAACGGTGTATCCTTTGGAGAGTGATTGTCGATCTCTTTTCTTGGTTCAAGACCCACTCCTTCTATATCAAGAGGAGAATCTAGCATCGTGATTGGATCACGAGCACCTTCATATTGGTAGTAGAAAATCTTACTTGACATAATTGAAATTTATCACAATTCTATTTGTGTGGGAGGTAGGACAGGACGATGCGTGTAAAATAGAACCATCAAAAATAATTAGTTTTCCTTTCTCTGGTTTAACTCGATCAACAATCTCCAAATTGTCATTGAAGAAGAGCGTGTCGCCGTCTGAATCATTAACATAATACAATGCTGTCGTGTGTGGAAAGTCAAAATCCACGTGTTTATTATTATATCCTTCTTGCGTTGGTAAAAGCAATCCTCCCTTAATCCTTATTAACTCGTGGAATCCATCACCACAGAGTGTATAGAACAGAGGGAGGATAAAATTACAATGGTCAGACTGATGACCATTTTGTGCGTCGAAGAATAAATGTGCAAATCCTGGGGTTCCACGATTAGCACCAAATGCTGCCTGATCGACGTAAGTTACATCTTTCAGAAATCCCCACTGAAATTGTACATCACTCATCAGTTCTTCAATCTTGTCCGCATACAGCGGAGAGATAACATTTTTAATTACCTTCATAATTTAGAGTGAGAACAATTCGGTCTTCGTCAGTCTCATTTGGTTGTGTCTTATGTTTCAACCAACCAGGGAAGATTAGGATGTCGTTTGTTTGTACTGGTATTTCTGTCCATAGTTTTTCTTGTGGTTCAGATGGTGTACCGAAGAGATGATACTCAAACGGATCTCTGACAAGAAAGTTACCAGAATTAGGAGGACACTTCAAATAGCACGACACCACAAGTGGACAGGGTGAGTGATAGTGCTCTAGTGTTTCTCCTCCTCTCTTGTGTAGATTCACCCACGAATTAAATGGTTGAGGCATACACGGGAAATAATTCCAGTGATCCCAGATAGGAATAATCTGTGCTTGCATCCAGACAAGAAAATCTTCAAGTATCTCCCAATGATGTGGAGACTGCTGAAGATTACCTGCTGTTGAAAATGCGTTGCCAGTTTCTAATACTGAGGACCTACCAGTATGATCTAACAGTTGACCACAATGTGTCTGAAGGGGACTACCTTCATAGTTAAAATCATACTGTGTCTTCCAAAGATAGTTTGGATGAAACTGATGTGGTTTAGTAACTTGGGTCACCTGGGATGTCATCATCAAGTGTTTCGGCGTTGCTGGTCTGACCAACAATTTCCATTTCCATATCCTGCTCAGCAATATCTAGTGCTGCGCTAGGAATAGGAACATCACCTTCCTCACCCATAATATCACGTTTCACAATATACAGTGCATCAATAGCACCTTCAAGGCGAGACTGTTGAGCAAACGCATCACTACGTTGTTGGAACTCAATAGTTGTCACACCATATGGATTAAGTTTCTTGTTAGAGAAGTCCTTATCATATTTCTTGATAAGTTCTTGCACTGCCTCCTTCTGGAGGTGAAAGTTCTGAATCAGTTCGTCAATAGTCATCGGGTTTTTCCATTGCTGTGATAGTTAATAGCACGCATAGCACGCTTGATCTTAGCATTAACTGTGTCTTCTGTCGAGTATTCTGCTCTGAGACTATAGTTGAACGCTGCTTCAAGATCCCAATCTTCTTGGGTTGCATTATCTATAGTCATATCGTACCAAGTTTTCTCGATAGATGATCTTGGAACAGGTACAAACTGTGCTAGGGGTGTACCTGCCTTGACCAACGTATGACCATCCATAACATACCATAGCAGTTGCACATTCACCTGCATTGCAAATCTAGGATCATAGATCCCAGCAACTGCTTCAAATCTTGACTCATTATTCCAATAAACAGGAAGTTGCATAAACACAAGATCATCACTAGCACGAACACGCCAAGGTGTCTCTAGTTTGATAATATGTGCCAAACAATCCCGAGGATTATCAACCAGTGGTACAACCTGATCAGGAGAGTGATCCCCGATGTAGTTACTATGCCTTGCGAATGTTGCTGGTGTTTCCCACTCGTAAGATACTCCATCACCATTAGTGATGATAGTAAAGTCCATAGGAGCAGTAACAACATAACCCATCCTAGTGATTTGTTTCAAACCAGGACAGTTAGCAACATTCTGTGTGCCCATAAATGGGCATCGTGATTCTTTGTGCTCCTTATCCTGCCACGTCCTCTTAATAGATGATGTGGGTATTAGTGGATAATTCTCAGCAAGTCCTGGTTCGAGTGAGAAGAACCGCAACCACGGTTTCTTACGCTTCCAGGGAATCCCGAATTTCATCAACTCCTCCATAAATGTTGTCAAGTAGATACTGGTAATGAGAAGGAAGTTTGTGAACTTCGTTGTGTACATATGCAATGTACTCTTCTCTATCCTGTTTCTTAATTGCCAAAGTATCTAGGTCCATATCGTGGTAACTAAACCTAGTACCAAGGCGCAGACCCATACCAGCAGCAATATAATTCATACCAAGCATATTGGCAGCAAGTGGACAGTTGTTGTCCAGAATGTCACCCATACGCTCATAGTTATCATTCACTTTGACGTTACCATCAAAGTTCTCTTCCATATAATCACAGCGTTGTGTGGCGTGACGCCAATAGGGGTTATCAGTACGCATAGACAGTGCATAATGCATTGCCACAAACTTACTGAAACCGATCACTTCACGCTGTGCCTGATAATTATACCACGATCTTTCCAAATTGGTAATATATCCTTTACGGCGCTTCAAGACATCAACCAGACGAAGAATGTTCTCGTGTGTAGTCAGCAGACCAGTAGATTCCAGTGGTTCAACGAAACCATAAGACAGACCGATTGCAAGACAGTTCAGTTCCCACGCCTTCTCACGATAACCGTGCTTGATGTCAACTTCCTTGATCTCATATGCATCTGGTTCGATGTTGAATTTACGTTCAATCCACATCTCAAACTCTTGCTTTGCCTCACTGGGCATAGCAAATCTATCTGACCAACAATATCCTACACCAATACGATCCCACAGTGGAATAGTCCACATCCAACCATTCTCTGCACCCTCACAATCAGTTGTGTTGTGCATTGCAATCTCACGGAACTTCTGATCCTCATAGGGAATCCGTGCAAAATATGCTTTGTTGTTAGGAAGAACTTTCTCGAAACTAATATGGCGAACATTCATCAATCCTTCGATCAATGCACCCTTGAAACCAGTACAGTCAATGAACAGATCACCAACCACACCAATAGTCTTCTTAGATTCGTCTAGTCTAACTGCAAGTTGTTTGATAATACGATTAGACTGAGCAGGTGAACCACCAGCAGTCACATCTTTCACCATACCACGCACATCACCAATAATGTGAGTGAAGCGATCAACTTGCTTCCAAGGTTCGCAGACATTTACTCTCAACCACTGTCCAAACTTTTCAGCATCCAGATGATATGCTACATCAACAGCAGGATCAAAGTTACGGAACTTACCATCCTTATTGTCTGTCTGTTTATTATGCGTTGCTAGGAGAGTATTCTCTGCATTGTAGTACGTTGCAAATCCATCAGGAGACTCATACAAATCTTCTCCTGCACCAATACTTGCTTGAATGTCAAAGAAATCTTCTATATTTCCACCACCAATTCCGACTTCCATTGTGTCTAGATGATAATCATAGACACCAAAAGGATACTGGAAGACAGAATCGTTATTATCTCTAAAATTAGTAAACTGGATACTATTCTTATAGGTGGCATTACACGCTGCCATCCAATCTTCGTCACGAAGACCCAGTGCTTTCAAATACTTATTGAAGTGACCAAGAGTAGATTCACCAACACCCACAGTTGGATGTTTGGCACTCTCAACCAATACAACGTTGATCCAAGGGCATAATTTCAACAAAGCAGCGGCGGTCATCCATCCAGACGACCCGCCGCCAACAATAACTACATTGTTTACCTGCATAACTTAATCACTTTCTTTATATAGTATAGCACAAGTGCTATTTTATCACTCAGGAAGTTCCTCGTAAGTACGTCCCCAGTTGCTGTATCTTTCCCAGCAAGGATTCTCAGGAGTGGAGATCTTCATAGGACGATCTGTGCTTGGTTCAACAGCATCAGACATAAATTCAGCAACCTCTTCCTCAGTCATTGTAGGATCCATTGGTTCCTCAACGTCAGAAGGGCGAACTGTATTTTCTTTGACTGTCTTAATGTGATTAAACCACAGTGCATCAGCACCTGCAAGGTCTCTACCAGCAGCAAGATCTTTATAGAGAAGATCCAGTTGCTGACCAACTTCACCATATGCAACTCTACGAGTGGTAGCAGGATCAGCGTAAGTTTCAGTACGCTCAACCCAGATCATATCTTCAGCAGAAGGTGACCATTCAAGAGTCCAAACTTTAGTGATGTTGTCGGGTGCATTCACCCACATCTGAGCACATCCACGTCCCAAGAACAGAGGATACTCTTCGCCAGGTTCAACGATGTCAGCGACACCGCCTGTAAAATCCATAAGTGCTTTCTTCATTGCTTCCCCTTAATTACTTGTAGTTGATGACAGTAACGACACCATACTTGCCGTTAGATCCACGGAAAGAAGAGAAGTGACCACCAGAACCGCCTGCACCAAATGCAGCGTGGTCTTGGTGATTGTGGGAGAAGTTGCCACCATTGGGCCAACCTGCTGCCACAGATCCACCGAAGTGAGAAGGACCACCAGTTCCACCGCCGTGAGCAGCGTGAGACTGACCGCCACCACCCCAGATGTTCAGGTCACCGCCAGAACCCTGTCTGCCGAGACCACCAGAGTGAGAGTTGTTACGAGCAGCACCGTGACCACCACCCGCAGACATATAAGGACCGAAGGATGTGGATCCACCATCACCACCTCGGTTGAAATACCAGGTTCCACCGCCACCACCACCGATGGAAATACCCACCGACGAGATGTTAGCAACAGACATAACGCGCTCAGCGTAACCACCAGCACCGCCAGATTCGCCGTGACCAGCACCACCGCCTCCGCCACCATTTAGGCGAACGTGGATATACTTAACACCAGATGGTCTGTTCCAGGTACCATTACCTGTCCAGACTTGCATAGAACTGATGTTCTCTGAACTCACAGATGTCCAAGACATATTGGAACCATCAGTTGTGAGGAATTTGCCTGCCTGTCCTGAGACACTCGGTACAATCTGACCAGAGGAACCAGACATTGTGCCGTTGACCGTTAAATTACTAACGGTGAGCGTACCGTTCGCAGTAATGTTACCCGATGCAAGGGTAAAACCACCAATACCAGACAGGTCTCTAATAGATGCAACTTTGAGTGTACTCATTTGACCTTAAGAATTCTCCTAGTGTTATTTATACAATTATGTAGGCGGGACAGGTCTAACATATCCTTCTGGAAGGTATGGTTGATCTCTCTCCCATTGTTCATCATCAGGGTAATATCCATCGTGATACACAACTGTACCAACTGGATTTTCCATTTCAGTTGTCTGATCTTCGTAATCAGGAACTGTAAAATTTTCTCTGAATGTCAACTTAGAATCACCTTCGTGACACCAGACTTGTAATGTATATTCCTGACCCTTTACCAAGGGAGGAACATTGCACATCATAATATAACGTTGATCTGTGCAGATAACTCCTTCGAGTTTATCCTCAAGAATGACTTCAGCACCCTTTGTGATGAGGACACCAACTTGCAGTTTATCAAACGTGCATTCATATTTATTATCCTTACGGATGCTAACTCTAACCATAACAGAGTTTGCTTTCAAGGTTTGAAGAGATCCAACCTCAATAATATCTCTGTCAAAGTCAATAAGGACTGAAGCAGTGTTCAACTGCTCATAGTCATTATCTTCTGTTTTGGGTGCGTAGATACTTTTAGTAGGCATTACTCTTCATAGCATATGGTACAAATGCCACTGCCACCATCATTTTGAGCAGCGCCATTACGGAAACTATTTGCTGAGTCTCCAGGTGTTGTGTAGTTACCATTAGATATAGAACTATCTATGGTGTATGGACTTGATGCCCAACTGTTACCTCCACCACCTCCAGCAGCACCATTACAATCGCAACCAGGGTTACCACCACAGTTTCCTGCATTGTAACCTCCACCGCCTCCACCGCCGCCTGAAGCGTCGTTACCAGGTCTTCCGCACTCATCACCATTGGTATCACCATTCTGTCCAGCGCCACCACCTTGGGATCCGCACTGTCCATTCTCACCACGTTGACCGCCTGCACCGCCTCTACCAGCACCACCACAACCTTCGCGACCTCCACCTCCTCCGCCGCCTCCAGCGACTTGGAGAATGTTGCCTTGATTCATATTGACACCCATAGGGGAGAACAGCATCGTTGCTGCTCCACCTCCACCACCACCTGCTGAGCAACCTCTGCAAGAAGCGTGAGTTCCACGACCACCAGAACCATATCCAGATCCATTGGTACCGTTACCACCGCCGCCCCAGCAACCGTAGCAACCATTTCCTCCACCACCGCCACCACCGACGTAGATTCTCATTCTACCGCCAGCATTGATCCAGGATTCTTGTACTTCAATCTCAGAATATGACATACCACCAGAACCGCCAGAGTTACCACCCTGACCACCTCTACCACCAGCAGCACCCCACATCCAAACGTAAATGCTACCACCAGCACCATCACGGATGTACAAACTATTATCACCAGTACCAGTAAATCTATGGCACTTCAGTTGTTTACCGTTACTAGGGTGTTGTGTATTAAAAACTGTACCGTTATTATCTGCTGTAATTTTAGGAACACCACCGCCACCACCTGCTCCACCACCACGGGAACACATTGAAGATGATAGAGGATTGAAGTTTCCAGAAAAACCGATTTGAGTGGACATAATCAGGAATAATTAACAGCGGAACCGAAGACAGAGAATGCTTGCTGGTTGGGGTTAGAGATATAAACCATAGCAAAAGAGATGATACAATATGTACCATCCATACCAGGAACGTTACCACCAGACCAGAAAATACTTGTGGATTGTCCGTTAATAGTAAGTCCAGTAGGAATACCACTACCACCTTCACTCTTCATAACCACAGTGATACCATAACCGTGTGCACCATCAGTAGGCACATTGTTTAGGGTAAGTGTGAAGTTACCACCACCAGTTTTGTTAATCCAGATCGTGTTACCGTTATTAAAATCGTGGGTAACTGACCCACTCGTCATATAATAATAAATGCTCTCTTTCGTTTCACTGAAGTGTAGAGTTCCAGTAAACGTAGCGTGCTGTGATTCAATATCAACAAACTCAGCGAACGACAGATCGTCGTCACCCATAATCATCCAGGATGCACCATTCTCAATGGTGAGTGTATATCCAGACGCAATCTCAATCGGACCAGCGGAGAAACCGTTAGTAAATTCAACACCACCGTTGAATGTAGCACCAATCGTCAGGTTTTCGGCAATAGTTGTACCGTTCGTTCTGATGATTGACTTATCACCAATCGCAGGACCACCTCCACCAACGTCACTCCATCCAGGGTTACCTTGGTTGGCATCCTGTTTATAGATCTGCGCCATATCCTCGGTTGAGTTATACACAACCGTACCAAACGCAGGAGTGCCAAGAGCATTGACCTGTGATTGGTTTAGCGAAGGAAGGTTAAGTTGTTCAGTAATCTGCCACGCTTCCACCAAACCTCTGGTGGTCGCTTGTATCTGATTACCGTTAATCTTGGTTGCCATAGGAACCTAGTCTCTACAATAGTATTTAGATAACGAGTTCTCTGATCTGAATCACGTCACCAGTTGCAGGGGGAGTGCTAATACTAAAGTCAACTGCGTTACCAGAAACCTGATAATCAACACCAGGGATCTGTGCAACACCATTAAGGAACACCAACACAGAGTAGGAGGTGTGTCCAGAGGAGATAGCAAAGGACGATGTAGATCCGTTGCCATTGTAAGTGACACCGTTATTGCCATTTGCAATACCAGTTGCCAGTCTATATTTATCAGCGGCACCATATGTGCCAGTCACATCAATGTTACCATCGAACATTGTGTTGCCACTAACTTTCAGTCTGTTGTTAGCATCGGGTGCCATACCGATACCATAGTTGGTAACACCACTGAAACGACGTGAAGTGATCGGACCAGTATCAGTCAGACCAAACTGATACCAAGTTCCTGTTTCATAGATCCAACCAAGTGAATCACCTGCTTGCCAATCAATATTATAGATAATATCGCCATCATTAAATGCAAGTGACGAATCAATATCTGGTTGACCTGATCCATCATCTTCTGCTAGGAACGTCTGCTTTAGTACAGTACCATCATCGTTACTGTAAGTAAGTTTCAGAGTCTGAATATTTTCCTGAGCAGTAATACGCTTCTGGAAAGTAACAGGACCTGAGAAGACAGATTCCAACTGGTTAGATGCACCACCGATAACAGTCAGTTTGTCGGTAAGAACGATCTCAGAGAAGGTCTCAATAGTTGTACCTTCTTCACCCAAGACATTCAACTGTGCAATATCTTCGTTTGTGATCTGACCCGTAACAGGGTTAATCACCTGGTTACCAACGAACAGTTCACCATCAGAGTTCACACCAGAGTAGTATGCAACACCTGCTGCTTCTTTTAGTGACTGTGACAGTCTAA